ATTGCGTGCGGGCGGGCTTTCGTCGCAAGACGAAACTGGGCGCAAAAAAACCCGCTCTAGGCGGGTTGTTGCTTGTTTGGTTTGAGGCTTACTCGGTGTAAGTCACTCGGTAATCAATGGATCCGATGTATAGCCCCGCGTCGTCAGTGGCGTCGGGGCCTTCGGTGTCGGGGATGATGCTTTCCACGGCCACACCGTTGACGCTCCCGCGTGACCTTGGAAGGGCAGCACGGATAAGGGCCATGATTGATTTTTGCGTGGCGTAGGTCGGCGCCATGACGGTGACTTGCACCCGTGACATGCACATTCTGGAGGCCGCGCTGACCATTTGTTGGCGCACCGTTGAAACGTGCATGACGCTAATGGCTGGTAGGGCCATCCCTTGAGGCAGCACGCCGCCGATGATTCGCGCCGCTGGGACTTGCGCTATCAATGTGGCGTTGTTGGCCAGCAGGTAACGGACCGCTTTAACGTCAGACACGTTTTGCCTTTTTTCCGAACAAAGCGTGTTTTTGATCTTCAATTGGCGCGGTGAATCGCTCAACCGTCACGCCATTTGAGGACAACTCGGCGATGATGTTTTTCAGGCCGATGGTGACGCCCACGTATGCGCCCGTGTCAACTTCGTCATCGTAGTAGTGGATTCGCTCGCCTGGCACGAAGCCATCAAACCCGGCGAGGATGATTTTCTTGGCGCCCATGGCGGCGGCAATCCGTACTGCGGTCAAGCCGCTGTTGTGGATTTCGACCTCTGCGCCGTTTTCGAGCCTGACTCGTTCCCAACGCGGTCCGATGTAGTAAGCGTCTAGGTCATCGTCTTTGACCCCGGTCACACGCATGCCGGGAAAATCGCGGTATTCCTGCGGCCAGTTGCCATCCATCGCAACAAGCATATCTGCGTCAGGGGCCAGCCTGTAGCCCTCATTGACGACGATCCGCTTATGCCCACTGAGCGCGTCGGCCACGTCTTGGCTCATGCTCGGCCCGGTAGCCAATACCGCAACGGTTTCGCCTTCCCAAAGTTTGGGGATAGTCCAAGTGGTTGTCATTCTGCTTCTACCTCTATATCTGCGGTGTCGATTCCGTGCTTGGTGGCAAGCCGTTTTTTGATGGCATTGCCAACTGCTACTACGGCATCTTGGGCCTTGCGTCTAACGCGGGACGGAGAAAAGGACGGGCGGTAATGCCGGGATGGTCAACGCTGCGCACGACAACCCCGCCGATGTTCAAACCCTTACCCTTCGACACGATGCGGTGCGCCGCAGCGCCGTATTCCAGCCATTTGGCAATGTAGGCGTGCTTGCCGGTTGTCTTCACCTTCGCCGTCACAGTCCCGCGCCGGTTGCTGGTGCTGACCTTGATTCCGGCTTTCAATGTGCCAGTGGCTACAGGTACATTGGCCTTTGCTTCGTCTTTGATGACATTGGCCCCGGCGCGCATCGCGGAGCGGAGAACGTTGGCCTCAATTTTTGCTGGCAAAGTCTGTAACGCAGCGTTCAACTCTGACAAGCCTTTGACTCGCACATTGCTCATGCCGAATCCCCCGAAGTTGTGAAATCTGCGGCCATGAATTCAAGCCCGAACTTGCGCCCAAGCTCCACAGGCTGGGCAATGATCTTCATGGCCCTGTTGCTGCGGTCGAGGTAAATCACGCGCATGGCGCTGGTAATTCCTGGCACGAAGCGCATGCGCACGCGGGCCGGGCGCTCGGCAATGCGGATGCCGTCTGCCTGACTTTCGCCACGGCTGGGTAGGCTGGGTAGCACTTCCTGAACTGTTGCCCAGAACGTCCCGTAGGTCGTCCAGGAACCCGGCTGCGGCCCATAGTCGCCGTCCACCGTGCCTTGCTGCTCAATGCGGATTCGACGGTCCAGCGGCCCAAGGTCTGGCGTCACGAAAAGCTCCAATCCTTGATGGTGTTCAAAAGCATGTCACGGGCCGATTCCATAGCACTTCGCTCGCCCGGCGTGAAGACGTTTCGCGGGTAGGTCAGGCTGATGTGCATCAACATGCCTTGCCGCACAGCCTTGGGCAAAACTGCGTACTCAGCCCCGGCGCCCGTGGCCGCATAGCCCGTCACGTAGCGAATGCGCACAGCGTCGGGGATGTCCTCGGTGCTGGGCCAATAGTTGCCGCTTGTAGGGGCTACAGTGCGCGATTCGCCGTAGGTGCTGAGGGCGTAGGCGCCGCTGTCAATGGTCTGCTCTGTGCCGCTGGCGTCGGTGTATTTGACGCTGGCAATGCTGGCCACGGGCGGCATTGGGAGGTCGATTCGATCATCATCACTGTCCGGGAATTCGTCCAGCGCCGCTTCTAACGTCTGCTCAGCAAGTGCGCGCCCGGTGTAATGCTCCGCGTACTGTCGGGCACCAGTGATCAAGGCGTCAACGATGGCGTCGTCTGGGTGCGATCCGCTCATGTCGTCCAGGCCCAGGTGCAGCTTCGCCTCAGCTCGCGTAATCGGCTCTGTTGCTACTGCGGTGATGATTTTTTTCATGTGAGCGTCCTATGCAAAAAGCCCTCCGAAGAGGGCTTTTCACGTAGTGGTCTGAGGGTCAGACCGGGGGGTTAGCAGTCGGTGCGATGGAAGGATTTCCAAGCAGCCAGACGCCTGCAAGGAAAATGTTTCCAGCGCCGTTGCCCGAAGGCGTGACGGTAACGCGCACGTAGCGTTTTCCGCCGATATAGCCGATCTTGCGAGTTTCGGCATCGTCGGCATAGGTGAAGCCCGCCAGCGCTTCTGTGCCAAGCAGTTGGGCATCAGCAACAGCGGCATTGGTCACGTTGAACGCAACTTCGTCGGCGTCTTCGACCAGGACGGAGAATGTGGCGTCAGCATCGGTATTTGTGCCGGTGACAATCACAAATTCGCACGAGCCATAACCGCGCGTGTCCACAATGGCCGACACAATGGCGGTGTCGTCGGTCCGGGCCGCAACGGGGGCAATACCCACCAGCGGGTGAATGTTGTTGTGAAGATCGTTGTTTTTCATGGTGTTTCCTTTCGGTGTTTGAGCGCCCCGGAACTATGTCCGGGGCTTGGGCTTAGTTAGAGAACTTGAGGAACTTCACGGATTCCGAATTCATCGCACCTCCACCACAGCGCTTCGTGGAGTAAAAAACAATGTAAGGCTTCGCGGTATACGGGTCGCGCAGCGTGCGGATTCCAATACGGTCAACGATGGTGTATGCCTGCTTGAAGTCACCAAAAGCCAGCGACAGCGAGCCGGTAGCCATGGCTGGCATGTACTGGTCCACACGAACCGGATAGCCGTTCAAGCGGTCGGGTTGACCGACTTGATTACTCGGCTCCCACAAGTAGCGGTCGTTGGTGGCCTCCTTCATCTTGCGCAGAGCGGTGCGAACCTCACGACGCATGACCCATTGGGCGTTGTTCAAGTATTGGTCCTTGAACGCGCCCTGAAGGTCTTGCAGAGGGTCCATCTTGGTCGTGTGAAAAGTGCCGTTTGCGCCAGTCACAACGTGCTCGAACTGACCCCATGTGCGGGTTTCGTCAGCAGTTGCAGCCGTGGTGTAGGTGGCAAGGCCGCGAGCCTGCCCAGCACCAGTACCATTCCAGAAGGCATTGCCCTCGACGCGGGCGAACTTGTCGGCAACCTTGCCAGCGAGCCATGCTTCAACGTCGGTGGCGGCATCGTCCAGGGTTTTCTGGCTAGCCTTTGGCATGGCGTACATCTCGTGCGCCTCGATTTCCCACTTCCCGATTTGGGGGGTGCTTGAGTCACTGCGGGTGCCAAGTTCCGACACCCAACCGGCGCCCGCTTCATTGTTGTCAATGAGGCCGTCCATCTTGGCAGTGCTGATCGTCTGCACGTCACAAATTTGGCGCATGATCGATTGCTCGAACAGCTTTGTAACAACGCGGCCAGTGGTCGAGTGCGGGAGAAAGTAACCGCCGTCCGGGTCGGAACCGGCCTGCATAGCCTTCTGTTCGTCGTCGGTCAGGTGCTCCAGGCGAGCGCCAGCGGCCAGCTTCAAGAAGCCGCTTTTGTACTCGGAGTACGTCTTGGCATCAAAATCAGCAGCAAGGGATTTCCCGCGCAGCTGCAAGTCGCCGCGCAAGGCAATATTGAAGCTCTTGACTTCTTGTGCCAGGGCCTTGGATGCGTCATCGGTGCCAACATCGGGGCGGTTGGCCTTCTTTTGCAGTTCTTCGATAGCCGTTTTCACTTCGGCCAACTTGTCGAGCTCTGCGGAGAGCTTTTCGACCTCGGCGGTCAGGTCGCCAACGGCTTTGCCCTCGGCTTTGGCGGCGATCAGTTTGTCGTTTGCGGTTTTGAATGCTTCAAACGCCTTGCCCTGATCTTCCAGAGTTTGTGCGATGTCTTTGAGTTCCATGATTTTCCTTTCGGGAATGAAAAAACCGCCTCTAGGGCGGCTTGGTTCGGGGATGCGGTGGGGTCTAGAAGACTTTCCCGCGAGCTTTCAGGGCGGCGGCAATCGCCGCCAGTTCGCCTTCCCCGGAATCACTCCGGCTGATGACGCTTTTGACGCGAGACACCATCGCTAGCGCCTCGCTCTTCGACATGCCACAAACATCGCGCAAGTGGCGTTCGATTTCGGACAGGCTGTCAAGCTCTTCGATGGTCTTGACGGCCGAGACGCGCGAGGCGTCATTCATGGGGAACGTGACCAGTGACAATTCCACTAGATCAAGTTTTTTCAGGGAGCGAACGCCGGTAACGCGGTCATAGCTGTCGTCCCGGCTGCGGTAGCCGATGGACATGCCAGAGAGCGCGCCCATCTTCATCAGTTCGTAGGCTTCGGCGCCGCGGGCGGTCTTCAGCGCCAGCTGGCCCTTGACCTTCAGGCCCACGGCATCCTCTTCCATGCTGGTGTAAACGCCGATGGGCTCGGCTTGGCGGTGCTGCCATAGCATGGCGGGCAGGCGCCCTGCTGCTTTCTGGGCAGCCAGCGTCTCGGTGAATGCGCCGGGGACCACGATGTCGCCGCCCCTGTCGGTGATGTTGAAGATTGACCCGTAGCCCTCGAATGTGCCGGTGTCGCCGCTGGCCTTCAGTTCGCACTGAAAATCAAATGTCTTTGTCGTCATATCGTCCTTTCATGCCGCTGACGGCACTGGATTTGATCCTGCAAGCGGAGGCAGCTTTGCAGCTTCTCCACCGAATGGGTTTAGCTCGGTCAATGACCGCACTTCATCTTGTGTCATCCATGCGGGGGCACCGCCAGATCCAAGCGCACGCGAGAAGTATTCGCCCTGATCTTTCAGAGCACCGCGCAAAAGGCCAGCAGCGATGAATTTGAAGTAGTAACCCTGCGCACGCTCGGCTGGGGTCAGCAGGTTGATGTCTGCGGATTGCTCAATCCGTGCGTACCACGGACCCAAACTGTCTACCACATGCTGTATAGCGAACTGCTCCGCGCTGGCGTAGGTTGCGGCCTTGTCCGTGAACCCAACTTTCGAAGGCAACACGCCCATGAATCGGCAGATTTCAGCACCTTGATAGTTCCGGGTCTCCAAATGCTGTGCGTCAATCCCAGTCATTGAAGCACTGAGCCACTTTGCGCCACGGTCGAGGATCATCGGTGCGCCCGCGTTGTCAGACCCCGCCATTTCGGCCATGATCCATTTTTTCAGGTCGGCGTACTGCTGCGGGCTCAGGCTTCCATCAACAGAATACGTCCCCGATGGCCGCACACCTTTGGCGTGCAGCTTGGAATGACTGTCTTCCGTGGCAATGCTCAAACCCAAGGCTTCACGGGCCAATTGCATGATTTCCAGGCCCATAAATCCGCTCCAACTTGGCCCGCGAACATGCCAGATAGTGCTTTGGTCGAACATAACAACCTTGCCATCCTTGAGCGTGTATTTGTACACAGGGGACTCGAACTCATTGGGGTGCATAACCTCCATGCGTCCGGGGTCCAGGATGATCAATTCGGCCACCTTGCCGCCGATGACAAGGCTTTTCCAGACGTAGGCGTTGCCCAGTCCGGCGTGAATTACCAGTTGCTCGCGGAATTCAAAGCTCGATTGCCACCCGTTGGGCTGTGTGGACACAAGGTCATAGTGCCGATGGCTGCGCGCCGGTTCAATGTTCTTCAATCCGCTCACGGTCGTTTCGCGGAACAGCTTAAACGGTACTTGCGCGCAGCCTTGCGACAACACGCGCAGGCAGGCGAACAACGTGGCCACCTTGAGGGCACTATCCAAGTTTATCGTAGGTCCGGCCTTAGAGGTGCGGCCCGCGCGAAGCATTTCGGCCCACACCGCTAGCGGGTCGGCGGCTTTGCGGCCCCAGCGGAAGAGGTCAAAAATGCTCATGCGGTGGTTTCCCAAAATGACAGCTCTGTTGAGAGAGTTGTGTTGATCAGGCCAGAGGCCATGACGGCGGCGACGGCCAAGTCAATCCGGCCGGCCGCTTTTTCTTTGGACAGCTTGCGGTTTTCCGCACCGTCCTGCTCGATGACTGCATTGCTCATGCACCAGTCCAGAACCTTGTGCCCTGCGTGTGCAATCTCGCCGTTCAGCAACATGCGCTCGAAGGTTTCCAGGGCCGGGCTGAAGTCTTTGTAGCCCTGCCCTACCGGCTTCATTTCCGGCAGGCTGATGCCATCATCGGCGGCCAGCGCCATTAAATCTTCGATGCGCCAGCGGTCGTAACCGACGGCGATGATCTCGAAGAAGTCGCACATCGCGGACAGCTTTTGCAGAATCACCCGCTTACTGATGGCCCGGCCCGGCGTGGTGTCCAGATACCCTTCGGCCCGCCATTGGATGTAGGGCACGCGGTCGGTGTCTGCCTTGCGCTGCAATTCCACGTCAGGCAACCAGGCGAAGGGCACCAGCAACCACGGTTCGCCCGCTTCGATGGGCTCCACCAGAAACACCATGCCCGTCAGGTCGGTGGTACTGGAGAGGTCAAGCCCCGCCACCGCACGGCGGCCGCGCAAGTCCTGCCAGTCAAAATCCCGCTGTGCCCCGCGCCACACTTCGCCGCTGATCCACGGGCTTTCGGCGTCCGTCCATTGGCAGAAATTCAGGCGCCGGACGATGGCTTCCTTGGACGGCATGCCCTTGGCCTCGACCACCTGCTCCCGGATGTATTTCATGCCGGGCAGATCGGCGTCTTGTAGTGACGGGTTGGCCTTGGGCCAGCACGATTCGTCGGCAAATGGGTCGTCACTTTCATCAAGCGAACACACGAAAGGGAAGAATGCGTCGTCTTCCACCTCGCCCGCCGCCACCTTCGCGCCGTACTCGTGATAACCCCAGCATGGCCCCATGCGGTTGTGGCCCGCATTGGTGATCATGAAAATCATGGCTTGCCTGCGCGACTTCGTACCGGCCCGCATCATTTCGACCACAGTGTTCGTCTTGTGCTCGTGCAGCTCGTCAATCAGGCCGATGTGGGGCCGTGGGCCGCTTTGCCCGTCGTCGCTACTGATTGGCCTGAAGAATGCGCCCTGCGCCATGTAGGCAAGGTTCCAGCACCTTTCCCCGGTGCCGCTCTTTTGCAGGCGCTTGGATAGCTCAGGCGACTGGTCAACCATCGCAACGGCGTCACGGAACAGGATCATGGCCTGATCCTTTTTCGTGGCGGCGCTGTAGATTTCCGCCCGCGGCTCGTTGTCAGCGACCAATCCCTTCATGCCAATGCCAGCGGCCAGGGGCGACTTGCCGGAACCCTTCGCGGTTTCCACGTAGGCCACGCGAAAGCGGCGGTATCCGTCCACGCCTTGCCAGCCGAAAAGGGAGCCGACGACAAACTTCTGCCAGGGCAGCAGCTCGAAGGGCTTGCCTTCGTAGTCGCCGCCGTTCAGCTTGAGCACATCGGCATAGAAGCCCTGCGCCTTCTCTGATTCCTCGACATTCCACACCAGCCCGCGCTTGTGCCCGCTTTCAATGTCCCGCAGGTGCCGCGCGCACTGCCCGCGCACATTCGGCCCGGCAATCCGCTCGCCTGCCACGACTTCCAGCGCGTACTGCGTAGCCGCGTCAGAAATAGCGGGCGGCTTTGTCTTCTTGCTTCTTGTCATCAGGTGTCGCGGTGACGCGGGAGCGCGCCGAAGGGGTCATGCCGAACTCGGCGGCATAGCGCACCATGTCGGCTTTGGCCTTGTTTGCGATCCCGACGAGCGGGTTTTGTATGGCGTTGCCGCTGGTGGTTTTAATCATCAGCGCGGCGTTTAATTCATCCTTGGCGGCCATCCTATTGATGGCCCGCTCCGCTTGCGCCCAGCGACCGTATGCGGCGGCGTAGGCGGCCAGCGCGGCGCGGTCTAGCTCCGTCATCAGGCCAGCGGCGTACAGGGCGCTGCACACCCGGCCCCACTCAACCTTGGCGTCATCGCACAGGAAGGCGGGCGGGGTCGGCTCGGCCAGGGCGACCACCGCCTCTTTCTTTGGCAGCGCGCGTTTGCCGGGGTTGCCGGTGACGAGCTTCAGCGCGGTCGGCTTTGGCTTTCTTCCGACCGCCATTATTTAACCCCCAGCCACTGAGAACAGACAGCCCGCGCGACTTGCTCAGTCATCTTGGGCGGCACGCTCATGCCGATCATGTATTTGCCGATCTTGTCGGTCTTGGCGTCGTAGTCGTCAGGATAGGACCCGATGCGCTTCCATTCCCGATAGGTCAGCTTCCTGCATTCACTCCAATGCGTGTAGCAATGGCTTTGGCTGCTCAAGGTGGGACCAGGGATGCGATCATCGAGTCGGATGTGATTGTAGAAAGCCTTTTTGCCCGTCTTCCTCATATAGGCGGCTTCGAATGTATCCCCGCGCAGCGTATCGGACCAGTAGCGTTGCGCTGACTGATCCGGCTGCGTGTCTTTTCGTTCAGCTTCGGTCATGGTCTGCAAGTCATTGCAGGCATCGCCAACGCTGACCCACTTATGAGTGGGCGCCAATTTCAGCGGCGGCACATCAATATCGTTTCGCACGGCACAGAAGAAAACCCGCTCGCGCTTCTGAGGCACGCCACAATCAGCCGCATTCAGCAGGAACAACTGGGGCCGATAACCCAACTCTTTGAAGCGCGCCATCACCATCTTGGTGTAGCCCTTCGCATTGCCGATCAACATGCCTTTGACGTTTTCGGCAATCGCCACCTTGGGGCGAAGTCTGCCGACCAAGTCAAGGTAATCAAAGAACAGGTCGGACAGCACCTGTTTTGCCTGCCCCTCCCTGAAATGCTTGTCTTTACCCCACGCCTTTTCACGACTGCCTGCCATGCTGAAGGTTGAACAAGGCGGAGAACCATCAAGAATGTCCAGCTCGAATAATTCAGGCGGCAGCTCTTTGGTCAGCAGCTCATTTATGGGGCATAGGAAGTAATGCTTCGGCTTGATGTTCAGCTTGTAATGCCACGCCATCTCGGGGTCAATGTCATTGGCTGCAATGACTTCGCAACCGGCGCGTTTGTAGCCCATGCTTGAACCGCCGCCACAGGCGAACGTGCTCATAACCTTGATGCCGTTGGACTGCACTGCGTCAAGGTCTGCCAGGCGCCAGGCGTGCGGGTTACTTGTCATCGAATTCAAACCCGCATTTTGGGCACACGCATCCCATCTTGTAATCATCTGGGTCAATCTCTTTTGAGCTTGATTCTGGGGCGGCCAGTTCATCCTCAAAGCCCATGGCCAGCGACAAGCTCGCAGCATCAAAGCCCAGCAAGTCCATATCAAAGTCTGCTTCGTGCAAATCGCCAAGCTCTGACTGCAGCAATTCATCATCCCAGCCCGCATTTAAAGCCAGCTTGTTGTCGGCGATGATGTACGCCCTGCGCTGCGTATCAGTCAGGTAGCCCAGCCGGATACACGGCACCTCGGCCATTGATAGCTTCCGCGCCGCCAGCACCCGCCCATGCCCCGCAATGATCCCGCCTTCGCCATCAATTAGCACGGGGTTGGTAAAGCCGAACTCCTTGATGCTGGCCGCTATTTGGGCAATTTGAGCATCACCGTGGGTGCGGCTGTTGTTTGCGTAGGGTATTAAATGCTCCACCGCGAGCATTTCGATTTTCGGAGTTGGCTTCATGGCACCTTATAAAATAAAGAGGCCCGCTCAACAGATAGTGGGCGGGCTAACTGTTGCCGGAGCAATAGAGGAGGAGTTTTGTTACAAATTGTTACAAATTACCTATTGACTCTACGTGCAATGAGTGTATCATCTTAATTGTCGGCAGATCGCAGACACCGCGCCTCGGGATTCAGGGGCTAGGAGAAATTAAAATGACCACCACCTACACCCTCAGCAACAGCTTTCACAACACGATCGCTACCGTTCGCCCGATCGCCATCACCGAAGGGCGCTTCGCCGGAATGCACAAGATCAGCCGCAAGACCGCGCTTCGCCTGCGCGCCGAACTCTGCGGCGCTTCCGGGTGCACCTGCGGCGGAAACTTCGGCGAGCGCGGCGGCGTGATCCTCGATGTAGTCAACGAGGACTACGACCGCAACTACATCGTTGATCTGTCATGCAACAATGCCTAATCGTTAAAAAAATCAAGGAGATCAAAATGAATGCCATGAAAAACTTTGAAATTGCCGCATCAGCCATCTACAACGAAGCGCCCACTGATAGAGCGCGGGAATTTGCGGATAAAATTGCTAATAAAATTAGAGAAAAAGGCGAAGATTGGATTAATAACCACATCACGGAATTACATATTTCCGATGCGGAGGTATCCGATGAGGCGATCATCTCCATCGAAGATAACCGCCTGTTTTATTTAACCGAATGGCAGCTTGCTCTCTCGTAATGGCTAATCATCCCAACCGCCGCCGGGACAATCCTGCCCGCAATCCAAGCCCGGAGGAAATCCGAGCAGCAAGGAAAGAGGCTGAGCTGACGCAAACCGCTGCCGGTGCCCTGCTCTATACAACTTGCCGGGTTTGGCAACAATGGGAGGCGGGCGACCGGCGGATGCATCCGGCCTTCTTCGATCTCTTTCTTCGAAAACGATTTAAGTCTCTTAAGGCTGCCGACTGCTAGGGGGTTGGTGGCCTGCGCGCATGGCAGGTCGGAGAGGTAGCGCAATCGGCAGGCGTAAAAAAAGCCACATAAAGGGTGGCTTGTGCGTTTCTTATGGGCGCGTCTCTGCCCACGTTTTGAATTGTATATAAATAAACTTAATAAGTAAAGAGGAAAAGAGATATTTTTTCACGGCAATTAAATGAATCACGTCAACCCCTTTGCTTGAGCCTTGTCCCAGAAAGCGTTAGCGGCCTCGACCAGCACATCATCTATGGCTCCTAGCTCCAACTTCCAGACTGATGCTTCATAGACGTGCGATATGGCTATTTTGTGCTGTTTCTCAAGAGAATCAATCACGGCATCGGCGACCTTCGCTCGCCAGTTGTTCTGCGCCTCGTAAACATGATCGGACGCGTCCGCACTGGCGCATCCGCCAAGATTTTCCAGCATGGTTGAATGGGTAGGATAGCCCCGGACATATTGTCCGCTCCGCCGCCAAGTGCCCCAGTTGGCTAAATTCCGATCAACCTCAATGGGCACAAGCTGGCGTAGTCGCTGATTTTCTTCAAACTCATCTCTGCGCATAAATGCGATCCCCTATTTTTTGGATAATCTGCCTCTCCATCCAGCTCAGCCGTTGATCATCCACGGCCACCACGAGGATGCCGTGCTGATTAAATCCTTCGCGTTTAACGCTCTCTGTATCCATATGGCTAGGCACAAACCGGCCAAGTGTGCAGGTGGGTGGCCTAGGCTTGCTCATGCTTCAATTCCTTCAGCTTGGCTTTGTAATGGGCTTCTATCGCTTGTAAATCAGTCCGCGTATGTTTCCGTGGCTCTTGGTCGGCTTCCAACTTCTCTACGGCGGCCCGCCCATATCTTTCGATCATCTTGGGGCGTTGCTCGTGATATGACCCATGATGATCCCTGTTGCAATGTTTGCATTGCCCGTTGATATTCATTTCAACAAGTTCTAGGTGCCTGGCTCTCCCCACCCCCCGATAATGTCCCGCATCGTAATCTCCACCCGGCGCGCCTCGTTTTACAAGGAGGGTGTCGCAGGAAATGCACTCCTTGCCCTCATCTCTTGCCCTTACGTAGGCCCGTACCGCAGCGGCAGCCTTTGCGTGGTAGTGGCTTGTTTGTTTAAGGGCCTCTTTGCGCTTTTTGATAGAGTCCCTCTCTGCCTTCTGCCTTTCCTTCTGGCGCCTGAGTTCTGTTTTGCAGATAGAGTCGCCACATGTCGGCTGAGACATGTATTTGCGCTCGTATTCAGCTCTACAAATAGCGCATTTACTCAATATCTGGTTCCTTTGGGTGTCTAACTGCGTTATGTTTCTTTTGCGCGGTCAATCTTCTGCCGCACCCATTCGGCACCGCCCAGCCGTGCCAGCTTTTCCCGCTGCGCCGTCGTCATGCGCAGGGAGATCGTTACCGTTTCCTCTCCCTGCTTTACCGGCTTGCGGCCTTGACCCCTTCCGGGGCCACCTCTTTTCTTCGCTCACTCCTGAGCCTCCAGGAAATCAAACAGACTTACCTTCTGCCCGCACGTGATGAAATCTAAAATCACCAGCGCGGCGTGCTGCTCGCTCCACCCCTTGTTTGCAATAACTCGCTGAACATAGATGCTCTTTCC